AATGCTGATTTAAATGTTTATTGGATGAGTATTGATTTTATGGCAAGAATGAAACGATAATTATGAAGTTAAGATTAATAAAAACGTGGAACGGCAAGCCAGTAGGCGCAACAGGTGTATTCCTTTCCGACTTTGGCAAGCAACTTGTTGCCGATGGCATTGCGGAGCATCTTGATGATGACTTTGTCGTGGAGCAGATGCCAGAAAAACAAGTGCAAGAGGCACCTCAACCTATTTATATTCCTGTGCCAATGCCTATGGAGTATTTTGAGCATGAGAATGAATTGGAAAAAATTGATGTTAATATAGATTTGTCAAAAGCTAAAAAATAATAAAATGGCAACAACTGGAATAATTAACGGTACGTTGATGCGCTTGTATAAAGATTCGACTGCAATCGGTTACGCGACATCCTGCCAAATGAACATTTCTGCAGCAATGCGTGAAATTCTTACAAAGGATTCAGCAGCTGGAGGATGGAGGGAAGTAAAGAAGGGTCAGTTATCCGGCACACTTTCTACCGAGGCATTGTATGCAGGGCCTGGTGATTCATCTACAAACTACTTGTTTGACGATCTTTTTACCGACTTAATTAGTGGTACTGCATTGACTATTAAGTTTACTACCGATGTGAGCGGAGATAATGTGTTTACAATGCAAGCCATCTGCACATCATTAGATTTAAATGCTGCAGTAGAAGAGAATACAAGTTATTCTGCATCTTTTGAAGTTACTGGTGCTATTACAAAGACTGTTAAATCTTAGAATTAAAAATTACCTAACATGAAAACAATAAAAATAGCTAATGCGGACATTCCAGTTAAGTTTGGAATGTTCGTGTTAGGTACATTTTTACGGGAGAGGAATCTAAAACTTAGCGACCTCTCCCAACTTGGCGAAGACCTCCTATTTGCTCTTGAACTTGCCTTTGCAGGTGTACAGGCAGGTTACAAGGCAAAGGGAGAGAAGTGCCCATATACCTTAGAAAAGTTTTGCGACTTAGTAGATTTGGATAAGGGAGGAATAAACAGGATAACGGAGCTGATAACAAATGAGATTTCAGTACCAGAAGATCCGGAAAGAAAAAACGAGATAGCGGAGGAGGTGAATTAACACTTGACTATATCGAAAGATTTTGTTTTGGAGTCCTTAGATTCCATCCTTCGCAATACTATGAGATGACACTAAGAGAGGTTATTATAGCTATGCAAGGTTATAATAATCAATTTGAAATAGAGCAGCAATTTGAGTGGGAAAGAGCCAGGTGGCAAACAACACTTTTATTAAATGTTCATACGGCAAAAGGCAAATCAATTAAGCCTAAAGATTTGATTGAATTTCCTTGGGAGAATGATAATCCAAAACCAAATAAAAGAAGTTTGACAGAAGTTGACAAGTCAATTTTTGACAAATGGGATAAAGAGTAAATAATGGCATTAGGTAAACTGAATTTAAAACTTGGCATTGATGTAACTAATCTTGAAAAAGAACTTGGCAAGGTTGAGCGTAGTATGTCAAGGTTTGGTTCACAGATGCAGAACATCGGCAGCACTATGACTCAGTCATTAACTCTGCCTTTACTTGGTGTTGGTGCAGCTTCATTAAAGGCATTTGCCGACATGGAGAAACTGGAGAATGGATTGATTGCCATAATGGGTAGTACGCAAGGGGCAAAGGAGGAGTTAGATAAATTAAGAGTTGTTGCCGAAAATCCTGGTCTTGCCTTGCCTCAAGTTGTACAGGCTTCTGCCTCATTGCAATCAGTAGGAATGTCTGCCGATGCTGCAAGGGAAACTATAACACAGTTTGGTAATGCCGTAGCGAGATCGGGAGGAGGTGCAGAACAGTTTAGCGGAGTTACATTGGCATTAAGTCAGATAAGCGCAGTAGGTAAGGTAACGCAAGAAGACCTTAACCAGATAAAAGAAAGGCTACCGGAGTTTGCCAGAGTAATGAAAGAGGAATTTGGAACGGTGACTGCGGAAGGAATACGGGCAATAGGTGTAAGTAGTGAAGATTTTATAACGCGTTCTGTCTCTGCATTAGCAAAATTGGAAAGAGCGCAAGGTGGATTAGGGAATACGTTTGATAATTTAAAAGATAATGTAACGGCATCTTTGGCTGAGTTTGGCAAGGCTATAAATGAATCATTAAATCTACAAGCCGTTGCAGAAAGTTTAAGTAAATATATTCAAGGATTAGTAGATGGATTTAAAGCCCTTAATCCAGAGACACAAGGCTTTATCGTGAAGGCTGCTTTAGTGGCTGCATCTATCGGGCCCATTATATTTATAGTAGGTAAATTGATAAGCACATACGGTGCTTTAGCCGGAGCATCAAAATTAATAGTACAAGCAATAGGAAATATAAGTAAAGCATTTAGCTATTTAGCTGCCAATCCAATGATTTTAGTAGTTACTGCATCTATTGCTGCTATTGGTGCTATTGCCTTGTATGTTTATGATAACTGGAAGGCGTTTAGCGACAACTTTAAAAATATATGGATAAACATTAAAAACTCCGTAATGCAAGGAGTAGCTAATGTTTTAAAAAATATTGATTATCTACAGAAGGCATTAGGGTTAAATTTATTTAATCTTGATGGTTTAACATCCTATCAAAAGGAGCAACGAATAGTAGCTACAGAGTTTAAAAGTATTGGAGATACAGTTGATAGTTTAAAAGGCAAACTTGCCTCATTATTTACAACTGGTGCAAAAGCAACTGGTGGCGGTGGTGGTATTACTGCACCAACTTTGCCAACAGAACCAAGTGCTACTACTCCAACAGGTGGAGGTGGTGGTGGAGCAGGTTCTGCTGCCTCAATGGGTGCAGGTTTAGGTGTTATAGGAATTTTACCGACATTAGATTTACTTCCAGATAAATTAGAAAGTATATCAGCTGCAAATGAAAGATTAAAACAAACAAATGAAGATGTAGCTAATTCATTTAATAAAATTGCACCAGTGGCAAAAAGTGCATATGATTCATTAGGACAAGGTCAACAAATTATTGCTGCCAGTATTTTAAGTTTTGGTGAATTGGCTGCAAGTGGATTTGAAAGTATGAAAGAACTTGCAGCAGCTGTACGAAAAAGCATTGCTGATATAATTGCTAATTTTATTAGAATGTATGTAGCAAAAGCATTAGCATCTGTACCATTATCACCTTTCATGGTGGCTATTGCTCCTGCTATTGCTGCTGCTGCTGGTGGTGTAGCAAGGTCATTAATAATGAAGATTGGAGCTCCTAAACTTGCCGAAGGAGGTTTAGCATACGGCCCAACTATGGCAACCGTAGGAGATAACAGAAACGCTCGTGTAGATCCGGAAGTAATTGCTCCTTTGTCAAAGTTAAAGTCAATGATGGGTGATATGGGCATGGGAGGAGTATTGGAGACAAGGATAAGCGGAAATGATTTGATTATATTGTTGAACAGATCACAAAAGGGTCTTAGCAGAATACAATAATGGCTGTAAGGTTTGAAACTACTGTATATAATGAAAAAGGCAGAAAAATAAATGTTGCTATAAAAGACAATGTTTTTTCTGGCATGACTTATAGTTTTGATACTATTTCTTTGTCATTACAATACGATAGCGAAAGCCAGCAAGGACAAGAAAGATTTACTCCTATTATCGGATCATCTTGCAATTTATCGTTACTTATAAATAATAACGATTTAGAGACATTATTACTTGATATTGGATTAGCAGTTGAGGGAAGGTTTACAATGCATTTAACTGCGTACGAAGATGATAATACTACGGTATCTTTTAATTGGTATGGTTATATAGTTACAGATTTAGTACAATTTGAGGATATACCTTTGTCTATTGGTTATGTTGCTCAAATATCTGCTATTGATGGATTAGGATGGCTAAAAACATTGGACTACAAAAGTGCAGTTGGGCCCTATAATGGACAAGACACAGTAGTACAACATATATTAAACTGCCTTAATCAATTAGATTTTGTCCAGAGTGAACTGGTGGCAAATAGCTTACCAGTCCTGCACACTGTTTTTGATTGGAATGAGAATACAACTGTTTATAGTGCTGATAATGATTACGCATTATTGACAGTAATACAGCATAGGGCATTTTATCATAAGGATACAAAAAACAACTATATATATCAAAGTTGCTACGATGTTTTAAAAAAGATATGTCAAACCTTTGGCGCAAGATTAATATTTTCTGGCAATCAATATTGGTTTATACAAGTCAATGAATATGCAAGGAATCCTGCAGCTCACAGATATTTTAAATACAGTGCTTTAGGAGTACAGGCATCTGGTACATTTACTTTTGATTTTACTATGTCTAATATACAGACTAATTTACCAGGAAGTGATTTAATGAGATTAAGCGGAGGTAAATGGACATATTATCCTGCACTAAAAAATGTAGTTGTTAGATACAATCACTTTGCTAAACAAAACTTATTAGCCGGAGTAGAATATAACTATGCTACTAATACCACACCAATAACAACAATTACTCCGACATTAGACGCTACAAATGCAGATGCAAGATTATCATACACAGGAATACTTGGCTTTTATGCCCAGGCTTTAAATCCTGTAAACTTTGAGCCTTTTCAGTTTGTATTTGCCGTAAAGGTAGCATCTATTATTAATAGCTTTCCATTACAAGGTTTTGCCTCTGCTGACTGGACATTGGGCAGCGGTTGGTTTATTAATAATGGAATACTTGAAGGTACAATAATAGCAACGGTAGCATACTACACTACTTTCACAGTTACATCTGGTAGAAATTATTATGTTAAAATAAAAGTAGATATTGAAAATAGTGGTACTCTTAGATTACGTTTAGGCGGTGTAACAAAAACAATTACAGAAAGTGGTGATTATGACTATGTAATTTTATCAACTAACACAGATACATTACAATTAGATAGTTTATCATCTCCAGGTTTTACTGGCAAAATAAAATCATTACAAGTAAAGCAAGAAAATAAGTATTTAAAAAGAAATGTAACATACACTAACGGTTTTAACTTTATATTAGAAGCTGCAAGTTGGGAAGATACATTTTACGAATATGAGTTTAATACGGAAACAATAACAGCAGATGCTGCTTTTGTTGCTTATAAAACAATCACATTTGATACATTAGACATTCCAGAGAGCGCAGAGTATATATGGGAGATGCGATTAAAAAATATGCGCAATGAGGCAGGAACAAATGTTTCTGGTAATTTTAGTATATCATATTTATTAAGTAGTAATTATCTTGAATTTCTTCCTACTGGTGCAGTCTCCGGGCAAAGTGACATCCTTGAATATGGCTCTGACAATGACGATAAATCATCTACTATATTTAGCCTTGATACATATATAGGAGATGGGCCAAGTAAAACAACAGATGGAGGATTAAAAGTTTTAGAATCTGGCACCTATGAAAATAGCAGCTCATGGGATGTTAGCAGCGGATCAGGCTTTAACAATGTAACACAATTATTAGTAAATGAAGTAATACGAGGACAGCTCACACCAAAGCTACGCATGGTAGATATGCCATTCCAAAATTTATCAGTTGACAATCCTTACCTTCCTCACAAGGTCATAGAATATTCATCTGGATATTACGTTTTCGAAAGAGGTAGTTTTGATTTAAAAACAGAGATTTGGCAAGGTGATTACTTTAAAATAGAATTGGATGCCTAACTATACAGAAAGAACAGTATTATCTAAACCTCGCGACTTTGCCGACGTTGCAAACAATGCAGGCAGTGGCGGTGTGGTAAATAATAATGTCACAGAAACAATAAATAATGTTACAGTAAATGGCTCTGCCGTATCAATATTTAATCAAGAATTTATTGCAGCTTCATCCAATGTTTTAACCTGGACACAAAATAATGGAGTTTTACCAGTAACTAATTTAAATGCTGCTGTCCATGTTTATCAGAATGGTCAGAAATTGATAGACAGTCAATATGTAATAACGGCACCTGCTACTATTACAATAGATATTAACACACATTACGATGGAAGTAATTACATTGTATTTGCAATAAACATAATATAATGGAAGAGATAAAAGCACCAAAAAAAGAACGCAAGTTTTTAAAAGCCGTTGGAAACATTGCCAAGGTTTTAGCCAATGAATTAATAATGGGCATTGGGCGCAAGTTTATCGGCAAAGCTATTAACAAAGTCGGCAACAAACGGCAAGGACTTGTTATTGCTTTTCTTTTGGTGGCAGGAATATCTTATGCCTCTATTGACTCCATTCCCTACCCAATCACAGGCAATAAACAAAGATTAGGTTTTCAGACTACTGGAAACGGCTTGGTATGGCGAGGTCTTGTTTCTGATACAGTAACTAAGCCGACAAGCTATGCAGATAAGAATGTAAAAGCCTATTTAGTGTTAGATAGTGTAACGGGAAGTATATATGTTTGGAAACAAGGCGCCTGGGCATCTTTAGTAGGTGGCGGATCATTTACGCAGCCTGTTGACTCTTTATTTTTTGATACAAGTGTTTCACCTAACAATGTTGACACGGCTAAAATGCGATGGGATTATGAGTTAGGTACGGTTGTGTTAGGAATGTATGACCAAGTGCCAAATGAATTAGGATTTAAAAACTTTTGGCTTGTTAAGAATCAGACAGGCTCAACCATTGCAAAAAATA